GGTCACGTCATAGGCGTTAGAGCCGGCCACCACAGGCATCACCAGCGCGTCAATGTCAGCGTCGGCGCTGGACGGCTCGCTTGCAGGCTCGCTTGCAGGCGCACTGGCGGGTTCGGGTGCGGGCGTAGAGCCGGCCTCATCGCCCCTGCAGGCGCATACAGACGCCGCCAGCGCGGCGCACATCACGAGCATCAATAGCTTTTTCATGGTTGCCTCCTATTCTACATTATTTAAAGACCCATAAACAGGGCTTTCACGGGTTTTTGCTCCCAAACTTTTTCGGGAAAATTCTGCCACTTTGCGAATTGATAACAACCATAGGTTGTTGTATTATAGGCTCACACGGAAAACCCGTGCTGCCCGGGCCGGTGCCGTGCCGGCCTAAGGGACCAAAGCGGAGGAGGTGAAATTGCATGGATAAATCCTTTACGTTCACCCAGGCGGATGCTGTCGAGATTGCACACATCATGCAGCGCAACCAAAACAACGCCGCTTTCCTCCACAAGCTGCTGGTGCGTGCGGAGATTCTCGAAGAACTCTACTGCGCCAAGCCTGCCCCGGAAGAGTGACCATTGCCCCGGTCATTCTCCGGGGCTTTTCTTTTCGTCGAGTTCAGCCACAAGGTCGCTGGTCAGTTTTCTGATCGCGGCCTTTTCTTTTTCGTCCAGCCGCCAGTACACCCGGATGGCCGCTTTGACCAGCTCATCGTCAGACGCGCCGATTTCCTCAAAGATGCGGGCCAGCTCGTCGGCCTCGTCCATGGTGGTGTACATGGGGCCGGTGCCGTCGCGGAGCCAGGATTCGCGGACGCGAAACTCGCGGCAGATGGAAGCCACAACGGCATCAATGGGCGGATTTCTGCCCGTCTCGTACTGCGCGATGGTGTTGCGCTTTACCCCTACGCGATTTGCAAATTCCTGCTGCGTGAGGCCCAGCGCCTTGCGCAGTTCTTTTATGCGTTCGTTCAAGAGTGCACCTCCCTTCTGTTATTCATATTATCACGCCTTCTGTCGTGCGTCAAGAGAAAAAAGTCACAGCGTCAACAAAAAATACCTTGACATTGGTGTTTACGTGACGTATAATAGTCACAGGAACAACAAAACTGCCCCACACAAGAAGGAGGTGATACCCATGAAGCAGTTCATTATTTGCAGTATTCTGGTTCCCCTTGTGATGTCCGTGGCCGGGACGCTTTTTATCCGCGGAGTATTAGGTTGGTGATGATTGTTCCGGCGACCGACACCAACAGCGGCAAGGCAAAGTTCAAAAGAAATGTCTTCGCCCGCTCTGACGCCATGTGCTCCTTATAATGCACACCCTTGTGGGTCAGCTTCACGCCGGAGCGGTTGCCGTTGCGGGCGAAAACGTATTCGGCCCAGCCCTCGGCAATCAGCTGGTTCAGCGCGTTGGAAAATTCCTCGACCGGCAGCCCGCAGGCATCCGCCTCAAGCTGCAGGGCGTCGCTGAACAGCCAGAACGCGAACCGTTCCGGCGGTCCGTCGCTGTGCATCCGCCGCAAAACCTTTTTGCAAACCCTATCCATTTTCATCAGCCCCTTTTGCCCTGATTATATCACGGCGCACGGGCTCACGAAAGGAGGTGACACCATGTACAACCCCATCAACAAGACCGAGGATGCCAAGGCGTTCGGCCTTGACATTATGCGGCTGGCTGCCGACCACGACAAGCAGAACGAGGCCCTGGGCGCTCTGTTCCGTGCCATGGTCTTTGGCATCAGCGGCGACGAGAAGAAGCCGGCGTAAGCCGCCGGCATAGCAGGAAAGGAGGTTTTTCCATGCCCAACTTAACGCGAAACACCCTTGACCCCCGGCGGCTGCCGGAGCTGCTCACCACGGCGCAGTACGCCGCCATTGCCCAGTGCGCGGAGGCCACGGTGCGCCGCCGCCTGCGGATGGGTGAGCTGGACGGGTGCAAGGTCGGCTCGCTCTGGCGCGTTCGCCGCCACGAGGTGGAGAAGCTGCTGGGGGTGAGCGCATGAAAGAAGGAGGTGACAGCTTTGAAATGGCACGCAATCGCGGGTCTGGTCTCGATTGTGGCCGGCCTGCTGCTGGGCGGGGGCCTGTACCTGTGGATACAGGTCACGCGGCTGGCAATGGCCGGGGTGCTGTGACTGCCGCCGTTTACCGGGTCTGCGCCATCCTGATGGCGCTTTTGGTCGTTATGCTCACCGGCGCGTGGGCGGAGGGCCTGCAGAGCTGGGGCGAGGCTTGGACTATCGCCGGCATCTGCTCTGTGGTGGCCTACTTGATGCTGCGGGGTGCTGGTGATGTTTAAAGGCACCGGCCCCATGCAGGGCGTGACAGTACGGGATGAAGATGCTTTGGAATACGCACTCGAGCAGTGTGGTGTGCACCAGATCACCGGCGACAAGGACAACCTTTTGTTTGTGGCCCTCATGGGTGCAATCCAAGAGTGGTTCTTTTCCGGGAACTTCTACCATGAGGACGATATGGACTATGTAGAAGAGCCTGACGGCCCGGACCCCGACGAGGAGTACGAGCGGTATCTGGACATTATGATGGAGGAGCAAAGCAATGAAAGCATATAAAGGATTCAACCGGGATATGACATGTCGTGGTTTTCAGTTTGAGGAAGGCAAAGAATACCACGAGGACAAAGCGGTCCTCTGCGAGAGCGGCTTCCATGCCTGCGAAAACCCGTTGGACACGTTCAATTATTACTTCCCTGGAGATTCCGTGTTCCACGAAGTAGAGCTGGACGAAGTATCGGACAAACGCAACAACGATGACACTAAGGTTTGCGCCAAGACGATTCGCGTCGGCGCTCGGCTGGATGTTGCCGGCCTGTGCAAAGCGCACTTTGAGTATGTGAGTGCGCACTGCAAACCTGCAAATGGTCGTGTTGCGGGAGACAAAGAAAGCGCCGCCGCCGGTGAACAGGGCAGCGCCGCCGCCGGTTACAAGGGCAGCGCCGCCGCCGGTTACAAGGGCAGCGCCGCCGCCGGTAACTGTGGCAGCGCCGCCGCCGGTAACTGTGGCA